TCCTGAATTCCCTTGGAGACAGGCTGAAGGTCGGGATTGCCTGGAACGCAGGAAGACCGCATACCTTCATGGAGAGAAGATCAATTTCTCTGGAGACTCTCGCTCCGTTATTCGAGCTGGATTGCGATTTTATCTCCCTTGAATACCGACCTCCAGAGGGACATGAGAAGTACGGAATTCACCATTGGTCATGGGGAGTGGAATGTTATGACTACGACCAGACCGCTGCTCTGGTGTCTGAGCTTGATCTGGTTATTTCAGTCACTACCACTGTTCATCACCTTGCTGGGGCGCTGGGTAAAGAGTGCTGGGTATTAGTCCCTGAAAGGCCGATGTGGCAACAAGCCAGGGACTTATTCCCCTGGTCAAAGTCAGTTCAACTCTTCAGACAAAAAGGATCATCATGGCCGATACAAAAACTCAAGGAAAAACTCTCGTCACGTCTTTCAACAAGGACGGGTTTGAACGATACGGAAAGAGGTTCATTGATTCATTCCTAAAGCACTGGAAGAAACAAAAACTAGTAGTGTTTTACGAAGGGGATATTGAACCCATAGATGGTGTGAGTTGGTATCCAATCGAGTCTGTTGTTGGTTGGCCGGAGTTTGAAAAGAAATTATTCCCTTTAATGACGGGGAAAGTCGGAGATAGGTACGACATCAACTTCGACGCGAGGATGTGCAGGAAAGTATTTATTCAGTGCCACGCCGCTCAATTGTTCGGTGGGAAGGTCTTCTGGATCGACGCTGATACGGTGATAAACGAGGACGTTCCTGAAGGCTTCCTGGATCAAGTCCTACCCGATGAGTACTTCAATTGTTATCTAGGTAGAGATGGTTGGTACTACACCGAATCTGGATTTATCGGTTTCAACATGAACCATCCTATTTCACAAAGTTTCATGGATGCCTACATAGGAATCGTCGAGTCTGGAGTAATCTTCAGACTTCAGGGATGGCATGACTGCTTTGCGTTCGATGCCATAAGAAACGGTCCAGCTAAAAAGCACGCCCCGCACTTCAAGAATCTCGCATGGGACCAGCCGCACGGGACAATGCATCCGCAAGCCAATTCAATACTAGGCAAGTACATGTGGCACCTGAAGGGTGAGGACAGAAAGGTCACTGGCAAATTGAGGGAAGGCGACATAGTTGGATCGCACTAGGCAGTGGGGCAAGACGTTAGATGAGATCCGACCAGATCATGTTAAAAGATACCGTTTCGCGGCTTCTAAGATCAAGCCCAAGTCCTTCATCCTGGATGTGGCTTGTGGCTGTGGGTATGGTTCTAAACTACTTCATGATCTAGGTTTCAACGTCTATGGGGTGGATATAGACCAAGAGGCTATTGAGTACGCCAAGACCCACCACAACGGGCCTCACTTCATTCAAGGTATGGCAGAAGATGCCTATGGGCCGTTTGATGCCGTGGTGAGTTTCGAGACCCTGGAACACCTTGAAAATCCCAAAGAGGCGTTGAAGAACTTCGAGGCTCCTATTTTGTGGGCATCGGTTCCGAACGAAGAGCGGTATCCGTTCGATCCAGAGAAGTTCAAGGACGACTCATACCCGCACAAAAGACACTACACACCAAAAGAATTCGAATCCCTGCTGAACGATGGTGGTTTTGAGATATTCGAGAGGTATTGTCAGAAAGACAAGCAGGGCGACGTCATAAAAGGTACTGACGGGATATTCCTGATTTATGGCAGCCGACAAGTTTAGACCTCACCATCCTGAAGAACTGGAACAACTCCTTACCTGGTGTGAGGGAGCGAAATCAATTCTAGAAATAGGCTCCAGATACGGACTCACTCTTTTGGACATGGCTCACATGTCAAAAGCCCAGCGAGTGGTGTCAGTGGATCTTCCGGGCGCTGGAGACTGGGGCAACCCGGGCTCCGAACTGTTTCTACAAAAAGTCATTCGTCAATTACAAGAAGAGGGCACAGACGCTCACCTGTTTTTAGGTGACTCCAAAGACCCCGTTATTATTAAATCCGTTGAAAGATTGGGTCCGTATGACTTCATCTTTATCGACGGAGATCATCGTTACGAAGGTGTGAAAAGTGACTGGTTAAATTACGGTCATTTAGGCAAGAAGATCGTCTTCCACGACATCATTCAGCCCAAACCGGGAGAGAACCAGAACCTCCAGGTGTGGAGGTTGTGGAAGGAGATTCAAGGGACTAAGAAAGAGTTTATCGGTAAAGACTCGAAGATGGGGATAGGCCGTGTCAGTTAACGTCTACCTCTCAGGAAATCCAGACCACGACAAGGTATTAAAGGCATTTTACGAAGGCGCTCCTGATGCCAAGCTAAAGATGGTCGAGGAATACCGGCCATCAGATGTAGCAGTCGTGTTCGGTGTGTTCAAAAAGATGGTTCCCGTTTCTAAGTGGCGTGGGAAAGTAATAGCCAAGCAGAAAGAACACGGCCTCAATACTGTAGTTTTGGAGACGGGTTATATCAACCGTGGTGATGGGGATGAGCATCACTACGCCGCTGGGTTAAATGGGTTGAATGGCAGGGCTGATTTCAGAAACAAGGGAATGCCTCCTGACAGACGTTTGGTTGACCTGAAGCCCTACAAACAAGGTGAAAAGATCATCTTGTGTGGACAGGTTCCTTGGGACGCCTCAGTAGACTTTACAGACCATGAGGCGTGGCTGGAAAAGGCTATCAGGGCGGTTCAGCTCCATTCCGATAGAGCCATAGTATTCCGCCCCCATCCGAAGTGTCAGCTTCCCCCATTTGACGGGTGTGAATACTCCACCAAACCGTTAAGAGAAGATCTGAAGGACGCCTGGGCTTGTGTAAGTTTTAACTCAAATTCAAACGTAGAGGCAGCCATTCAAGGCGTTCCTGTATTTGACTTCGATGATGGGTCCATGACCAGAGAGATATCAAACAAGTCCTTCTCAAAGATCGAGACGCCCGAACTGTTCGACAGAGAGCAGTGGTTGAATGACATCTCTTACACTCAGTGGACGATGAGTGAGATGAAAGAGGGGAAAGCCTGGAAGCATTTGTTCCGCTAGCCGAACCAGATCTTTCTGGAAACGAACGCAAGTACCTACTAGAAGCCTTCGACTCTGGATATTTAACCCATCAGGGTAGTTTTGAAGACCGATTTGAAAGAGAGTTTTCTAGATGGATCGGGAAGAATTCTTTAGCCACCTCCTCGGGGACTGCGGCCCTTCATCTAGCGTTGTTGTCTATGAACATTGGCCGGCATCACGAAGTCATAGTGCCGACAATGACGTTTGGGGCTACGGCATCGGTTGTAAGGCATGTGGGAGCATGGCCTATTTTGGTGGACGGGGATTTCTCGATAGATTGGGATCGGGTAAGACAGAAAATAAACTTCCGAACGAAAGCGATAATCATTGTTCACCTGTACGGTGAAAAGACAGAAATCCCTGAAGACATAAAAGTACCCATCATCGAGGACTGCTGTGAAGCTCTCTGGATTCGACCGAATCATATTGGCTGTTATTCGTTTTATGGCAATAAGGTTATCACCACTGGGGAAGGCGGTATGCTCGTTGGAGCGCCTGATGTCGCTAGGCTATACCGTGATGGTGGATTCGACTCCGACTACTCAATGGAAGTCGCAGGGCTTAACTACCGACTCACAAACCTGCAGGCCGCAATTGGATGTGCCCAGCTCGAACGAGCAGACGATCTCATCTCTAGACGACTACGCAACGCGAGTTACTACAGACAAAGACTTCCCGGTAGAGGAAAGTGGCTCTTTGTTGTCAAAACCGACGATCCACTAGGATTAAGAACTCATCTAATAAACCACGGAATCGACTCAAGGCCGGTCTTTAAACCACTTCACTTATCCCCTGCTTTTCTAGAGGACGGGGACTATCCAAAGGCCATGAACATGTGGAGGACAGGTCTCTGTCTTCCAACAGGCCCGCATGTCACAGAACAACAACTAGAACGGATATGCAACCTTGTCAATTACCACCTTCTCCGAACTAAAAACGGCAGTCCAGAACTGGCTGCATAGGTCGGATACCAATCTTACAAACCGTATTCCAGAGTTCATCGCTCTGTGTGAGGCGAAGTTCAATCGGACTCTCCGTTTGACGACGATGGAAACCCGCGTCTCCGCTACTTTAGATGAGAGGTACGAAGACCTCCCTAGTGATTTCCTGGAGATGAGGACCATAGAAATCACTGGAGACTCAGGGGGACAACTTGAATACATGACCCCTGGAGATTTGAGGAATCGTTACAGGGCCTCAGGAACCGGGGTTCCAAAATACTTCACCATCATAGGAACTACCATCGAGTTCGCCCCCGCTCCCGCTGGGTCTTACACGATGGAAATGGTCTATTACAAAGCCATTCCTGCTCTTTCTGACTCAAACACCACCAACTGGATGCTTACCAATAATCCAGATGCGTATCTGTACGGATCTCTCTTAGAAGCCGCACCGTTCATGAAAAAGCCAGAAGAAGTACCTCTGTGGGCGACCATGTACAAAGGTGTCATGAAGGATATTGCGGACGCAGATGAGAGAGGCAATTACGGCGGCCCGTTGATGATGAGGGTGGGATGACGACCTGGAACCAATCTCCTGACGGTTCCACTGGATGGCAGCCCATACAACTTAGATATTCGGTATGGGATTTGGGTCTCACGAGATGGGACACAGACCATACTGAATCTTTCTGGGATGTCTCACCGTCCAGTTCTTATATAACTGAGGCTGGCGGGACCACGGTCTGGACATGAAGATCCCATTAAAAGGCTACGCTCCTGACGCAGATCCTACTTTAGAAGGGATATTAACTAACTGCAATCAGTTCATCCCGACTATTCGAGGTTTCAAATCAGCTCCTTCCGCGGCTTCTACCGGACAGAGTGTTTTAAGTGGTACCTGTCAGGGCGCGGCGGTTGTTGAAAAGCTAGATAGGACGACGAGGTTCTTTGCTGCCACTCCTACTAAAGTCTACGAAGCATCTGGGACGAACTGGACAGACGTTTCTGGGACTGCTTACTCCCCAGCTTCTGACGTTAGATACCGATTTGCCCAATTTGGAGATGTGACATTAGTCGCAACCAAATCCAATCGTATTCATGCCTCAAGCGCTTCCGGGACATTTACGGGTCTCGCAGCTCCGGCGGCGGCGATAGTGGAAACGGTAAACAACTTCGTTTTTGCCTTTGACACCAACGAAGCACTATACGGGGATTGTACTAATAGGTGGTTCTGTTCAGCTCTGGGTAATTACACAGACTGGACGCCTTCCATAGTGACTCAATGCGCTTCAGGTCTGTTAACCGGCGCACCAGGAAAGATACTGGCTGGGAAGAGGTTTGGAGACTCGATCATCGCCTACAAAGAGAACTCAATGTATCTGGGGAATTACGTGGGTTCCCCGGTGGTGTGGAATTTCACCCAGATTCCTGGTGAGGTCGGTGCGTTAAGCCATGAAGTAGTAGTGAATGTCGGCACTCCCGAACAGCCGAAACACATCTTCATGGGGTCGGATAATTTCTACTCCTATGACGGGTCAAGACCTATCCCTATAGGAAATCAGTTAAGAGAGAAGGTCTTTAATCAGGAACTCTACAGGACTTATTCCTATCTTTCTCTAGCCTTGCATGACAAAGCAGTTGGGAACATCTACTTCTTCTATTGCTCTTCAAACACCCTCACCCCGGATAAGTGCGTTGTCTATAACTATCGAACAGGTCTTTGGGGGAGGGATGACAGAACGATAGAGATGGTCGCCAATTACATCTCAAGTGGTGTGACCTATGACAACCTTGGTTCTAGTTACTCAACTTACGATGTTTTAACATCTCTTTCCTACGACTCGGCCTTTGCCTCTCCCGGCAGTTTGACTCCGGCGATTTTCGACACCATGCATACGTTGAAGACTCTTAATGGAGCTTCAACGACATCAACATTCACCACTGGGGATTACGGAGATACCCAATCACTCTCCTGTCTCTCTAGAGTCATCCCCGGATTCATTACTCAACCCTCCTCGGGGACGATGACCAATTACTACAAGAACAACTCCGGGGATGATCTTACTACAGACTCCATCACGCCGATGGACTCTAGTTACAGATTCGATGTTTTACGAGAAGCCCGCTGGCACAGATCACGATTCGACTTCGTTGGGAACTGGGAACTATCCACGATCGACGCCCAGTTTACGGGTGGGGGAAGTGAGTAAATTAAGCTCTCCTACCAAATTACCAGATCAGTACAGAAAGTCAGATCTATTCAGAATCCTCCTTGATATAGATACGCAAGTTAACAATCTATCTGATGGAAGGGTCTCGGCGGTCAGTAAAAACACCGCCTCTCCAACTTCCTCAGTTGTCGCGTCAAATGTTGGTGATGAGGTCAGGAATACCAACGCGACAGTACAGGGGACTGTCGGGAGTCAGTACGTAATCAGAGGGTGGATCTGCACCACCGCTGGCAGTCCTGGTGTGTGGAGAGAAATGCGCTGTTTAACAGGGACGTAGCGACAGTATTTCTGCAAGTGGCTTCTTATATTTGAATATCCACCTGCAGAGTGTTGTATATGGAACGCCGGTTATCTCAACTAACTGCGGTATCGAGTAAACCTGACCGCAGAATTCTATCTTCCTGTTGTTGCGTCTGTTGTTTTGTTGCTGGTGCTCTGTTGCCCATCGGCAGTTACTGGGCTCGTAATGCCCATTGGGGTCGATTCTATCTATCGAATGATCTGCGGAGGGGCGGGCTCCCATGTCAGCAAGGAATGTCTCAAAAGAGCCGATCCATTCGTCGCAGATCGTAATACCTCTACCTCCGTAGTTATGGAAATGGATATTTTTATCATTGAGGCAACGAGACTTCATTTCACACCAGCATTTATATTCCGGACTTGCGCTACCGCCATGTGTTTTTAGTCTAGCGGTATGCATTGCAATTTTGTAGCAGCCGCACGACTTCGTATGGCCAGTTAACACCTTGTGCCGATCAACCTCGACTCGTTTTCCACAGTCGCATAGGCAAAGAAGTCTGGGCCTATTTTTGTGGATTCTCTGCGCGTCGCCAATGACTGTTAAGTGGTGATATTTCATGACTTTATTATATCACGTGGATGATTGACGGGCACCT